AAAGGGGCTAAGAATTTCAAAACTATATTTGAGAAGGCAGTAAGAAAGATAGCAAAAGAAAGGGGTGTTAAAAAATGTGATATTGAGATTGATTTAGTAATTAGAGCGATAGCAGAAGCAAGGGGGGGAAATTATAAATACTATAATGATATTTTTAATAGAGTTTATGGTATGCCAAAACAAACTTTTGGATTAGACCCAGAAGACACTATCTCAGAAATAGAAATTAAAATTAAGAAAAATGAAACTAACTCTAGAAGAAGACAAAAATATAACGAAAGTATTTCTAAAAAATCTGGTAGAGCATCAGAAAAAAAAGAATAGAATTATTGACAATGAAGGAGGCACAGGAAGTGGTAAGACTTATGCTTTAGCCCAGTTGTTTGCTTTAATCTTGATTAGTGGAAAAAATACTGAATTGACAATAGCGAGAAAAACAATGCCTGCCCTAAGAGCTACTGCAATGAAAGATTTTATTAATGTTTTAAAAGAATGGGATATTTATAGAAAGGAATGGCATAATAAATCAGAAAACACATTTATCTATCCAATAACAAACAGTGTAGTAGACTTTATTTCAGTAGATGAACCAATGAGAGTTAGGAGTAGAAGGAGAAATTATTTATGGCTTAATGAGGCAAACGAATTTAATTTAGAGGATTATAGGCAGTTATCAATGAGAACCGACAAGCAGATTTTTATGGATTATAATCCTTCTCATCAGTATCACTGGATTTATGATAATGTGCAGACGAGAGGAGATTGTAAAATGATTCATTCCACTTTTAAGGACAATCCATTTTTACAAAAAGAATTAGTAAAAGAAATTGAGGGATATTCAGAGGTAGATAAAAACTATTGGAGAATTTATGGTTTAGGATTAAGAGGTGTAGCTGAAAATATAATCTATACACATTGGCAATTATGCGATGATTTACCAGAAGGAGATAAAATTTATTGGTTGGATTTTGGTTATAATAATCCCACTTCTTTAGGGGAAATATCAATTAGGGATAATGATATTTATTGCGATGAGAAAATCTATGAAAGATATTTGACTAACGAAGACTTGATTGCTAAAATGGAGAAAATTAAGATTGATAAAAGACAGATAATTTTTGCTGATAGTGAAGACCCTTCAAGAATTAAAGAAATTCAAAAAAGGAATTGATGATTTAAAATCAAGAAAATTCTATATTACAAAAAGTTCAGTTAATACTCTTAAAGAAATAAAAAGTTATTGTTGGAAGGTAGATAGCAATGGTATAATATCTGATACAGACCCAGTAAAATTAAACGACCATTCAATGGATGGGATAAGAGGTGCAGTATTCACATATTTTAGGCGACCTCAGGCTGGACATTTTGACAGAGATATGGTAAAAAAAGATGAGACCATTTTAGGAAATCTTATGGACAAGCAATTTTAGTTGATTTTAATTTTAAGAAGTGTTATAATAATTTAAATAAAGAAAAAAATGAGAATACCTTTCAGCAAATTCGGAGTTAAACTTTTTAAGGAAGGAATAAAAACTGATGATGAAATTGGAAAGACAGGAACTTCTATCTACGATGGAATGATTAGCGACGAAGATTATGTATCAGAACTAACTGGTTCAAGCTCCATAACAACTTATGACAAAATGAGAAAATCTGATGGGATTGTTGGCGCTGTTTTATTGGCTTGTGAACTGCCTATTAGAGCAGCTCATTTTTATATAGAGCCAGCAAGTAGTGAACAAAAAGATATAGATATAGCAAACTTTATTGAATACAATTTACTTAGTGGAATGACAATAACTTGGGACGACTTTTTAAGGCAGGCATTATTAATGTTGCCTTTTGGATTTTGCGTTAAAAAGGGTTCAAGAATTATTAAAGCAAATGGGATACCTGAAAAAATTGAAAATATAAAAAAGGGTGATGAAATAATTACTGGAAAAGGAATAGTTAAAAAGGTGATTGAGGTTTCTAAAAGAAAGGTTAATGAAGATTTGATAAAGATAAAATGTAGAGGAATCGCTGAAGAATTGAATCTTACTAAGGAACATATAATTTTGACTGATAAAGGAGAAAAAAAAGTATCTGACTTACAAGTTGGAGATATTTTAATACAACCAAGATTAAAATTAGAAGAAGGCGGAGATTATCAATCTGGTTGGCTTTTAGGATTTTATTTAGCGGAAGGGAATAGAAGAAAAGATTCTAAAAATGGAATTATATTTAGCGTTCACGAAAATGAAGTTAATGGATTGGTAAGAAGATTGGTGAAATGGTTATCTTGGAGAATTAAAGATGTTATTGAATTAAAAAATGAAGGACTTTCCTTGAGAGAAATTATAAAACAAACAAAACATAATTTTCGTTCTATCAAGAAATTATTAAATGGAAATAGTTTGCGAAGTGATAAACCGAATGTTTTTTATTCAAAAACAAGTAAAGGAGCTTATGTTAAAATATCACAAGAAGTTTTTAAAAGTTTTATTGATGAATGGGCGACAAATGGAGGAGCTTTTGAAAAAGCATTAAAAAAACTTCCTATTCAAAAAGAATTTATCAAAGGGATATTAGATGGTTGGAGTGAGGGAGATGGTTGTCAAACAAAAAACTCTACAATAATTTCAGGATTTACTTCTTCGGAAAAATTAGCATATCAATTACAATTACTTGCGGTTAGTATTGGATTACCCGCTCATTTATCTACTCAAATAACTTCTGGCGGATTTAGTGATAAACCGACAAGGCGTTGGATTTTGAAACTTACCCGCCCGTTTTTAATGGGAAATAGAAAAGGATGCACGGGTAAAAAGAATAAAAATAAAGTTCAAGGACAACAATCTAATGTTTGTATGGATTATGTTGAAAGAAAAATTGAAAATATAACAAAAGAAAATTATGTTGGAGAAGTTTATGATTTAGCAATTAAAGATGTTCATTCTTATTTGTGTGAAGGAGTGGCTATTCATAATTCTGTATTTGAAAAAGTTTTTACTGCGATGGAATATGAAGGGCAATCTTTAATCGGTTGGAAAAAGTTTGCGCCAAGATTACCTGCTTCAATTTTCAAATGGACAACTGCAGAGGGTGAAGATGGAATACAGCAAATGTTAAATAATGGAAAAAATGTATCAATTCCTATTGAGAAACTTTTAATATTCACTCATAGAAAAGAAGGAGATAATTGGTTAGGAACTTCTATTTTAAGAAATGCTTACAGGAGTTGGTTTTTCAAACAGCATATTGAAAAAATAAATGCTATTGCTTTTGAAAGACAGGGTATGGGTATTCCTGATGTTCAACTTCCTGAAGGGCATACTCCGGCAGACAAAGACAAAGCAGAAGAGATAGCAAAAAATATGAGGGCAAATGAAAAAGCTTATTTAATTAGACCATTTGGCTGGGAAGTTGGATTTATGGATATGAAAGCCAATACATTAAAAGACCCAAATAATACTATTGCAAGATATAATAGAGAAATAATGACTTCTATTCTTGCTCAATTTATGGATTTAGGTTCAGGCTCAACAGGTTCTTATGCTTTGAGTTCTGACCAGTCAAGTATTTTTGAAAATAGTTTAAGGGCTATTGCTAATCAAGTTTGTGATGTATTAAATAATTATGCTATCAAACAATTAGTTGATGTGAATTGGGATGTAAAAGATTATCCCACTATGAAATATACAAGGATTGGAAAATTGAATATTAGAGATTTTTCAGTATCAATGCAGCAACTAACTCAGGCAGGGGTAATAACTCCTACTTCTGAATTAGAAGATTTTGTTAGAGAGAATTTAAACTTGCCTGAAAAACCTGAGGAAGAAGAAATTGAAGAAAAGAAAGAAGTGCCAAAGAAAAAAGAGGATGAAGATGAAGAAGAAACTATTGAAGAAAAAAATGCTAAAGAATTTCAAGAGTTAATGTTTAGGAGACCTTTAACTTTTGCTGAGCATAAAGTAAATTGGGTTGAATTAAATAACAAGATAGTAAAAGGTGAAAAAGAGGCAGGAAAAAGGTTAGGTGATATTCTTACAAAGATAGGAAATGATTTAATTAAAAAAGTTCAAACTATATTGTCAAATCCTAATAACGCTGAAAGAAGAAAAAGCCTATTAGAATTAACAACAAGTTATCAAAGTGAATATCGTAAAGAGGTTTATAATTCCTTGAAAGAAAGTTTTGAATATGGTAAGTTGACAGGAGCAAGGGAGATGCACAAAGAACTCCCCACAACTCCTTCAAAAGAAGCTTTAAATATTTCAATGAAAGCTGATACCTTGACTGAAGTAATGAATAATGATTTTGTAAGAGAAGCAAAGTTAGCTCTTGTGAATGTTTTAGAAGGAAAAAAGATGGCGGAGGATATTCCTCTTTCACTTGCTCTTGGGTTAATTTCAAAAGCAATTAAGAATAAAGTAAAATCATTGACAGACAATACAGCATCGGTTATTATGAGTGGAGGAATAAATCAGGGACGAAGATTAATATTTGAAATTCACGATAAAGATATTTATGCTTTACAAAGAAGTGAAATATTGGATGAAAGAACTTGTGCTTTTTGTGAGTCAATGGATGGAAGGGTTTTGAAGAAAACCGACCCCTTGACAAAGGAAGATGGATTCCATTTTAAATGTAGAGGGTTATGGGTTGAGATATTAAAAGATGAGTTAGAAAAACCTGAAATAGCTGGAGTGCCTGATAGCGTTAGAAGTTCTTATCACGGATTTAGTAAAATAACTTAAATAAAAAAATATGCCTTACAATGTGAACAATCCGCCTGATGTAATTAAAAAACTACCAAAAGGAGCGCAAGAGATTTGGATAGCTGCTTTTAATTCTGCCTTAGAACAATATAAAAATGAAGGAAAGGCTCACGCTGTTGCTTGGGCTGCGACCGAGAAGAAATATCATAAGATTGGTGATAATTGGGTAGCAAAAGCATCAGAGCAAATAAGTTTTTCTTACCCTGTAAAAACTAATTTATTAGAGTTTGGTGAAAATAATATTACGAATGAAATAAAGGTGATTCCTGCTGGTGTTTGGAATCATCCTCAATATGGAAAGATAATGATTAGTGAGAATGATATTGATGCCTTTATAGAAAATTTTAATAAAGGACTAAGAAATGATTTACCTATTACTGAAGGACACGAAGAGGGGGGAGAATCTAAGCCTGCGGTTGGATGGTTTAAAAAACTAATCAATAAAGGTCGTGATGGGTTATGGGCTGTCATAGAATGGACCGAAAAAGGAAGACAATTAATTCAGGAAAAAGCTTATAAATACTTTAGCCCTGAATTTTATACAAACTATGAAGACCCAGAAACTCGTAAAAAAACAAAGAATGTATTAGTGGGTGGCGCTCTTGTAAATAGACCATATTTTAAGAGCTTACCAGCAATAGTTCTTTCAGAAAACTTAAAAATAAACGAAACAATGAATATAGAAGAAATAATTGTTAAGTCCATTGAGGATTTAACAGATGAGGAAAAAGATTTCCTTAAAGCAAATCAGGAAGCATTATCTGAAGAAGATAAAACAAAATTCGCTTCTATTTTGGAAGAACCAAAGGAAGAACCAAAAGAAGAAGAAACTAAAGAAGAAGCTAAGGAAGAAGAAACAAAAGAAGAGCCAAAGGAAGAGCAAGTAGAAGGTTCAGAAAAAAACATCCTTATTTCTAAAGAAGTTTTGAAGGTTCTTGAGGAAAAAGCAGAATTAGGAGTGAAGGCTTCAGAAGAGTTAAGAAAGCAAAAGATTGAAAGTGCAGTAAATTCTTTAACATTCAGCGAACATAATTCTAAAGGGACTTTCTTGCCTAAGTCCAAAGACAAAGTAGTATCTTTCTTACTTTCTTTGCCGGACGAAAAGGTGGAAGTGTTCAAGGAGATTATGTCTGAGTTGCCAAAAGCAAAGATATTTGGCGAACTCGGTAGTGATTCAGGTATTCCTATCTCTGCAAGTGAGAGATTAGATAGCCTTGTAGAAGATAAACGAAAAGAGAATGATAAACTCTCTTATCGTGAAGCTTTAGACCAAGTGTTATCTGAGAATCCTGATATTACAACTGAATAAGCCAAAAAAGGAAGAAAGAACTGATTAGGTCGTTTCTGTTCTTTAAAAATAAAACTTAATAACAAACAATGAGTCAAGCTTTAGGTGTATTAGATTTGACATTCACATCTGCTGCTGATTTAACAGCAAAACAGTATTTCTTGGTAAAGCTCTCTGATGATAAGACAGTTAATTTGGCTTCTGGTGCTACTGACAACATTATTGGTGTATTGCAGAATAAGCCAGATGAAGGAGAAGCTGCTTTAGTAAGGGTTCTTGGGACAAGTAAAGTTTCTGCTGGAACTCCTGTCGGAGTTGATTATGGAGACTTTGTGACTACAGATAGTAATGGGCAAGCAATTGCTACTACTACAACTGGAAATCACGTCATAGGAATTGCCTTAGAATCTGCTTCTACAGCTGTTGGAGATGTTGTTGAGGTTTTAATTTCTCGTTTTCATCATAAGTAAGATATAAACTATGAATCCTACATTATACGATATTAAAGTAGACCCAATTCTTAGCAATGTATCTGTTGCTTATAAGAACGACGAATTTATTGCCGAACAAGTATTTCCAGTTCTCCCTACTAAGACCATATCAGGTAAGTATTTTACTTACGATAATTCTGGTTTTAGAAAAGAGCAAAGCTTAAGAGCAATGGGTGCTCCTTCAAAAGAAGTTGGATATGGTTTAACTCAAAGCACAGCTTTCGTATGTAAAGACCACGCTTTGAAAGAAATCACTCCTGATGAATTGAAAGAACAAGCTCCAACTCCTTTGTCTCCTGAGATAGACGCTGCAGAGAACGTCACTCAAAAGTTGTTAGTTGAAAAAGAATATGATTTGGCTGCCTATATGGCAAGTGAATCAAATCTTACAAATTGCACAACTTTAAGTGGAACTTCTCAATGGTCGGATTATGCTAATTCTGACCCAATCGGCGATATCAAGGATGCTAAAACTGAAGTTCACGGTAAGATTTTCAAAGAACCTAACACTGTTATTTTGGGAAAAGAGGTCTATGACAAATTATTAGACCATCCTGATATAATTGATAGAATTAAGTATCGTTCTGATGTTGCAACAAAAGAATTACTTGCTCGCCTTTTTGGTGTAGATAAGGTCTTAGTTGGTGCTGCTGGTTACGAAACAGCTACAGAGGGACAAACTTCTTCACTTGATTATATTTGGGGTAAACACGCTTGGGTTGCTTATATCACCCCTCGCCCCGGAATCAGACAAGTTAGCTTTGGATATCACTTCGCTTACAAGAACAGAGTTGCTGATAAATGGTATGACAAGGACAGAGAAGGAATCTGGGTAAGAGTCCACGATTTCTACACAAGAGAGGTTGTCACTGTCAATGCAGCATACTTCATTAAGGATGCAATCGCTTAAACTTAACTCCTAAAAATATGAGTTTAATCAAACATAGGAGAAAAGTTGTGGGTGGTAAAGCAGATTATAAAGAGCAATTGTCTTGCTTAAAAGGCTCTCTTTCTACTTCTGCAAGTACTCTTGCGATGTATGGTGTTGCTAATCCTTTAGGAACTGATTTGATAATCACAAAAGTAATTATTGATTTCACCTCGCCTTGTAGTGCTACTCCAGTGACTTTTGATGCTGGATGCGCTGCTGCTACCATAACAACTTCAGACGATAACTTAATGGATGAAGTTGATATTGGAACTCCAACTGCTGTTGCTGTTTATAACAGTGCAGATGATGGAGGAACAAATGGTGCCCTTTCAAGGAAATGGGAATCTGATAAATACTTTACGATTACAGCATCAGCTTCTCCAACTGGAATTGCTGGAAGTGTCTACATCTACTACAGAACTGTTTAGTGGGTTAATTCTGTCCCTTAGGCTTGCACCTTAGGAAGAAGGGGACGGAAATTAGGTCATTAACAAAGGTCGTTATTAAAACAAAATAAAAAAATGAGTATTCTTGGAACAAAAAAATTCTCTAAAACAGCTTCAGGAACTAATTCAGCAAAGGTAGCACAAGGAACTCCTCTTTCAGGGAATAGGTTTTTAATTACTGATATTGCTGGTTCTTCGGATTTATCAACATCGGTTTTAAAGTTAGTTGAAGATTCAGCAGGAACTCCTATTACTTTATGGGAGGTTATTATTGGAGATGGAAGTTATAGTCATAGTTTTATCACTCCAATTCAAGTGACGAAAGATAAAAGCATTAGTGTAGAAGTTGATGGCACTTCTGATTGTAGTGCTAATATAGCTGGTGAAGAAACAAGCCATTAGGTCGTAAAAATTAATCTTAATAATTAAAATGAAATATAGAGTTTTGGGAAACTTAAAACATAATGGAACTAATTATGTTGAGAATGTTGAAATTGAGCTTAGTGAGGAAACTGCTAAGCAGTTAATTAAAGATGGCACAATTGAACCAATAGAAGAAGAAAAGGTGGAAGTTAAAAAGGAATTTGTAAAAGAGGAAGAAGAAAAAGAGGAAGTGAAGCCAGTTAAAAAAAGAAAAAAGATAAAGGTCGATAAATAAATTAATTAAAAAAATGCCAAAACAAGAAGAAATAAAAGAACAAAAAGTTTCAATGTTTGACCCAGTTGTTAATTCTTACAGAGAGATTCCTGTTTCTTTAGCAAGAAAATTAATTGAAAGCTCAAAAGAGGTAGAGAAGAAAATTGGCAAAGAAAAAAAAGATGAATAAAACATTATCAGAAAGTTTTAAAGAAAAGGCAGTTTGGTTTATTACTAAATATGCTTCTCAAGAGGATTACGAAAAAAAGAATTCTTACGATAGAGTTAAAATAGACGGAAATGCTTTGGTAAATGAAGGCATAAATCATATTCTTACAATAATTGGCACAGATGCTAAAACAGGAACACCTTTTGGTAATACTGATGCTAATCTTATTGTTGGAACTGGTTCAGGCGATGCTGACCCTTCTGATACAGAAACCACTTTTACTGCAGGAGTAAAACAGGAAATGGAAAGTGGTTATCCTACTTATGGCACAGACCAAAAGATAACTTGGAAATCAAGTTTTGATGGTGATACTGCTAATCAAGATTGGAATGAGTTTGGAGTTTTGAATGCTGCTTCTGATGGTGAGCTTCTTAATAGAAAAGTTTCAGACCAAGGGACTAAAACAGAAGGACAAGTATGGGAACTCGAGTTAGAAATAACTGTATCTTAACAGTTTAGCTCACAGATGAAATAAAGTTTTAGAACAGAGGAATTATGTTGAAAACAACTCATAAATACAAATATTATCTGGA